GTTATAAATCAGTTAAAGTTGTCCGAAAGAGACGTAACATTGCGAAAATTTGGTGAAAAACTTATTGACTTTTTTATAAAAAGTGATAAGATAGAGTATTGGTGGTCAAGAGCAAATTCTTTCGATCCTGTGATTCTAGAAAGAGTTATGGAAGATGTTGGATTATTACCTGCTCTGAACCAACATTTAATGCATTGGCGCGTAAGAGATATGCGAACACATATTGACGCAAAATTTGATTATACCACACAATCTGGTTTTATACCAATATCAGACGAAAAGTTTTGGAAAAGCAAAATAGTCATGCACGATCCAAGATGTGATATAGCCGCAGATGTTATGAGACTTCAAGCTATATACAGAGCAGAAAACGATCTGGAGCAAGCTTCAGGTAAGTGATTTAATATAAAGGAAATTTATGTCAGAAAATAATATGAATAACCCTCCAGTTACAGTCTCAGAGACAAGAAGTTCGACAGGTGCATCGAGAGAAGCACTTAGTTTGCCTTATACTAAACTTGTGCCGCTCGAAGCAATTGCTGCTGGTGCTGCTGCCTTTGAATATGGTGAAATGAAATATTCAGCGAGAAATTGGGAAAGGGGTCTCCCATGGCAACAGATGATTGATTCACTCAAAAGACATATTGAGGATTTTGAGAGGGGTCATGATTATGATGATGGTAAAGATGGTTCTGATATGCACCAAGTGTGTATGATTATGGCTAGCGCAATGATGTTATCTGCTAGTGTTGTGCGCGGCGTTGGTGAAGACAATAGAACGATTGAGGTTCCACATAGTGCATTATCAGCTAAAGATTGCGCAAAATTTATAAGAGAGCAACTTGATATTGCTCGTCCAGTCAAACAGAAAATTCAATAACAAAGGAATTCAATATGAAACTAAGCGAACAAACTCTAGGATATCTTTCTAGTAACATAGAATTTGGCAGTAAGAAGTTCACGCTTCGAAGCGATAGAACCAAAATAGATTACACCTATACTGCAACAGAAATGATTGTGTGTCCTCCTGAAAAAGATATTGTTCTTCCGTCAGTTGATGCAGAGTTTAATCTGTCTTGGGATGAAATCAATAATGTGATGAAAGCCGCCGGTGCGATGCAGTTACCGGAGATTGCGTTTACTGCTGAAAACGGAAAGTTGTATTTAAAGGGAATTGACGTACAAAATCCAACAGCAAATATGTACGAATATCAAATTGGAGAAAGCGATAAAGACTTCAATATGGTCATCAAGACTGAAAACATTCGTTTGCTTCCTTTAGACTATGAAGTGAAACTGTGTTCACAAGGTATGGCACACTTCAAATCTGGTAATGTAGAATATTGGATTGCAATCCAACAGTAAGGAGTAGATATGAGTGAGAGTAGTGAAACATATGTTCTAACATTGAAAGATTTTCAGAATGTTGTCAATTTGATCGATGTTTTTTCCACTCGCGGTGCGGTTGCGGGCGAGGAAATGATTGGTGTAGGATTATTGCGAGAAAAGTTTGCCCGTTTTATCGAAAATTCTAAAAAAGATTCTGACGAAGACGATAAAGAGGAACAATCTGAATAGTACAAATATTTGTGTTAAATGAGGAGGGTATCTAATCCCTCCTTCATTGTTATAAAATGAGGTTAATATATGAGTGAACTAAAAGATTTTCTTTGGAGTGAAATATACAGACCAAAGACTATTGATGAAACTATACTTCCAAAAAGAATAAAGGACCAATTTAAACACTTTATGAAGAGTGGAAATCTTCCAAATTTCATGTTGTTTGGTACACCCGGAATAGGAAAAACGACTGCCGCGAAAGCAATGTTGCATGAATTAGATGCAGACTACATTGAAATTAATGGTTCTATGGACGGAAATATCGATACTCTTAGAACAAAAATAGCCCAGTTCGCATCCTCAGTATCATTCAAAGGTGGTAGAAAATACGTCTTACTTGACGAAGCAGATTTTCTAAACGCTAACAGCACACAACCAGCACTTCGCAATTTTATGGAACAATATTCTAAAAATTGCGGTTTTATTCTTACATGCAATCATAAAAATAGAATTATTGATGCACTACACTCTAGATGTGCACCGATAGACTTTTCAATCGCGAAAAAAGAAAGTCCTAATTTAGCCAAGCATTTTTTTGATCGCGTAGAGACAATTTTAAAGAATGAGAATGTTGAATACGATTCTCAGGTTGTAACCAAAATTATTATGTCTCATTTTCCAGATTGGAGAAGATGTCTTAATGAATTGCAGAGAGCGTCTGGTTCAGGCAAAATCAACGAAGGCGCTCTAGGAACTCAAATGTCCTCAGTCGTTGAAGTTTGTTTGAAGCTTATGAAAGACAAGAAATTTACAGATGTTAGAAAGTGGATCGCTGAAAATTCAGACGTTGAAAGTGCGACTTTCTATAAGATTTTGTATGACAAATTGCCCAAAATGCTTTCCAACACGCAATCGATTGCTGCTTGTATCATTCTGTTAGCAGAATATGAATATAAAGAAGCCTTTGTTGCAAATGTGGAAATCAATCGAGTTGCTGCTTTAGCGTCTATTATGGCTGAGGCTGATTGGAAATGAGATTCTTTCGTAAAAAATGCTTAATATGTAAAAAGAAGCAAGGTAAGAAAGACCGCTTTGCTGAATTGAGATATAAACATATAGGTGGTGAGAGCGTTGCGTATCTTTGTGACGAACATGCCCATCTTGTAGAAGGAGTTAGCATCGATGTCGAAGATCAGTCCATTTGATTATGTTAAATCAATCAACGAGACAAAAAAGAACTTAATGCGAACAGGTGATAGTTTCGAAGATGCTTTATATGAAAGAGATTATAATCCTTGGGTAGTAAATCAAGCATTTTCGTTTCATTTAGATACAATTTTGTATGCTAATCAAATGAATATGTATCCATTTTATGAAAATATTGGAATCATTAGTAGAGGTACAACTAAAAAACAGTGAAGACTTTTTGAAAGTGAAAGAGACTCTAACTAGAATCGGAATAGCTTCAAGTAAAACAGACACGTTATATCAAAGTTGTCATGTTTTACATAAAAGAGGTAAGTATTACCTAGTTCACTTCAAAGAAATGTTTATGCTTGATGGCAAGACAAACAATTTCGGAGATGAAGATAAGAGACGCCGCGACGCAATTGTTACACTCTTAGAAGAATGGAATTTGCTTGATATTGTTGATGAAAATTTTGAAAGAGTTAGAGACTTAAAGGGAATAAAAGTGATTCCATTCAAACAGAAAAGCGAATGGAATTTAGTGACAAAATATAATATAGGAAGTTAATATGAAAGTTTATAAACTGCATCCTAACGTTGAAGTCCCGACCTATGGGACTTCAAGCGCGGCATGTTTTGATTTGAAAGCGTTTTTTGAGAATACTACACATTTGATGGCTTATGCTGAGGTTGAAGGAATCACTCAAAAATTTAAGTTGATTGTTTCTGATGAATCTGTTATAATTGAACCTGGAATGCGAGTTATTGTTCCAACAGGAATGATTTTTGATATTCCTGAAGGATACTCTATTCGAATTCATCCTAGATCTGGTCTGAGTTTGAAAAGCGGAATCACTCTATCAAATTCAGAAGGCGTGATTGATTCGGATTATAGGGAAGAAACAGGAATTCTTCTTTACAATTCTAGCAATGCAGATTTTGTACTGAAACAAGGAATGAGAGTTGCCCAAGGTGAACTTGTAAAAGATTCAAGAGTAAACTTTGAAGAAATTTTTGAAATGCCCAAAAGAGTCGGAAATCGTATCGGTGGCATGGGATCAACAGGAGTATAATATGTCAAAAGATGATAAATATTATGATGGATTTTACGTTTCCAACAAACATTTTACTGGAAAGAATTCTCTAGTGATTTATTCACTTGAAAACGATAGCGAAGCTTCTGGAGAAAAACGATATAATATCGACATTTGTTTTCCTGGAGAGAGTGTAGACGATATTAAAGTTGTTCAAAGAGGAAATGTGATTTCAATATCTCCATCTGAACTTAGGAGCAAATATCATAAAGATTTTTCTATGGAAGACGTTGTTACTCCTAGAGATAAAGTTCAGCCTACATATCTTGATATTGATATTAGTCTACCTAAAAATGCAAGAATACACTCTGCGAGCATGGACCGTGGTCTCTTGAGAATTAGAATTGACAAGTATCTTGATTCAACATGCAAAGCTGTTGAGATTGACGAATACTTAGATTAAGTAGCTTTAAGGAATATAATCTGGAAGATACTCATTCGGAAGAATTAGAATTCCTGTCGTAGTTGGAAAATCTTCTGCATGGGAATCAATTAAGTTGTTGTAATCCTTAGTAAAATGTGTTATTATAATGAGCGGGTCGAAATGATCCGCTCTTTCATTAGGAGAATCGATGTCATTTTATACATGCGTTAATCGCTACGGCAAAAATATATTATACAGAGGCTATGATGAAAATGGCAAATCTGTACGAAAAAAAGACGAATTTAAGCCAAGATATTTTGTTCAATCGCAAAAAGAAAGCAAATGGAAGTCTCTAGATGGTCTCAATTTGATGGAGATTCAGACTGATGGAATGAAGTCTGCAAAAGAGTTCGTTTCATCTTACGGAGATATGGAAAATTCTCCCATATATGGAGACATAAATTATGTGTCACAGTATATCACAAAAGAATATCCAGAAGACATTAAATTTGATTATAGCAAAATAAGAATTGGAAATATCGATATTGAAGTTGAATCTGATAATGGGTTTCCTCATCCAGACGATGCTGATTATCCTATAATCTCTATAGCATACAAAGACAGTAAAGAAAACATATATCGTTGTTGGGGTTTGGTTGATTATGACTACACCAAATCTGAGTTAGACCTTTCGGATAATTCAATATGGTATCAGAAATGTGATTCTGAGTACGATTTATTAATGTCGTTTCTATCGTTCTTTGAAGAGAATTATCCAGACGTTTTAACTGGATGGTACATGAGAATATTCGATGTTCCCTACCTTATTAATCGTATGTCAAAGATTATTGGCGAAAAGAATACAAAACGCTTATCTCCTTGGAAGATATATAAGTTTCGAGAGTTAGGTATTAAAGGTAAGTCTATGAGTGTGTATGAGATTTACGGAATACAGCAAATAGATTATATTGACCTCTTTCAAAAATTTGGCTATGCATACGGAACGCAAGAGAGTTATAAGCTTGATCACATAGCCTCAGTCATTCTAGATGAAAAGAAGCTATCATATGAGGAGTATGGAAGTCTTCATTCATTATACAGAAATAATCCTCAAAAGTTTATTGACTATAACATAAAAGATGTCCATCTTGTCAACAGAATTGACGCTGCAACTGGCTTGATGGAACTAGCAATCACTGTTGCATACAAAGGCGGCGTAAATTACAACGACGCATTTGGTACAACTCATATTTGGGACACGATTATATATCGCCACCTAAATCGAAAAAATATTGCAATTCCTCCAAAGAAGAATTCGATTAAAACTTCGTATCCTGGAGGGTACGTCAAAGATCCTAAGATTGGATTTACAAATTATGTCGTTTCATTCGATTTGAATAGTCTTTATCCAAATTTAATTGTTCAATACAATATGTCTCCAGAAACAATCGTTGATGATGTTGTCAGAACTCATGGTGTGGACCATTATCTTTACAAAGATTTTTCAGAGAATGAATATGCAGTTGCAGCAAACGGATCGTGTTACAGAAAAGACAAACTTGGTGTTCTGCCCGAAATCGTTATCGACCTATATAGCGAAAGAAAAGCTGTAAAAGGCGAAATGCTTGATAAAGAGCGCCTTTACGAGAATACTAAAAACGAAGAAACTAAAATCTTAATCAATAAACTGAATAACATGCAGCAGGCTGTTAAGATTTTGATGAATTCACTTTACGGTGCTATCGGAAATGCTTATTGGAGATATTTCGATTTGCGCATCGCAGAAGGAATCACTCTCTCTGGGCAGCTGTCTGTTCGCTGGGCAGAACGTGCCATGAATCAAAAGATGAATAGAATTCTGAAAACAGATAACGTTGATTATATTATCGCGATTGACACAGATAGTCTATATGTAAATATGGAACCTCTCGTGAAAGCTGTTGATCCTTCTGATCCAATTGAGTTTTTAGACCAAGCGTGTAAAACTCAATTTGAAAAAACCTTATCGGATGCATACGAAAAACTGTTTGTGAAAATGAATGGATATGACAATCGAATGTCCATGGGCAGAGAGGTAATTGCCGATAAGGGTGTGTGGACTGCAAAGAAAAGATACATTCTAAATGTTCACGATAGCGAAGGTGTTAGATTCGCTGAACCTAAAGTCAAAATTATGGGAATTGAAGCAGTTAAATCTTCAACTCCTCAAGTCGTAAGAGACAAGTTTAAAAAAGCATATAAGCTAATTTTGCAACAATCTGAAGAAGATTTGCAAAATTTTGTTGCTGAATTTTACGATGAATTTAAATCTCTCAAACCAGAAGAGATTAGTTTTCCAAGGGGCGTAACTAATGTAGATCAATATGTCGAGGGCAATGGATACAAAAAAGGCTGTCCAATCGCAGTTAGAGGCTCAATTGTTTACAATAACAAGCTGAAAGAACTTGGAATGGACAACACGAGAGAATTGATTAAAAATGGATCAAAAATTAAGTTTTGTTATCTGAAAATGCCTAATTTGGTAAGAGAAAATGTGATTTCATTCACTGATTTTTTACCTGAAGAGTTTGGTCTTCACGACTATATAGACTATGATATGCAGTTCGATAAAGCATTTTTATTACCCCTAATGCTTGTAACAAACGCAATCAAATGGCAACCAAAGAAAATTTCAACACTAGAATCATTTTTCTAATTTATAAGGAACAATAAAATATGTCACTAATGGATAAAATGCGAAAAGCAGGTGTAGTAAAGGATGCAGCTTTGTTAGAAGATTCCACTTTCTTTAATAAAAAATCACATGCGCCTACCGCAATTCCAATTATTAATGTTGCACTTAGTGGTAGACTAGATGGAGGTTTAACTTCTGGCTTAACCTTCCTAGCTGGTCAATCAAAAAGCTTCAAATCTCTTTTGGGTCTCTTGCTTGTTAAAACATATATGAAAGCAAATGAAGATTCTGTATGTCTATTTTATGATACTGAATTTGGAATCACTCCAGAATACATTGAGTCGAACGGAATTGATACGTCAAGAGTTGTTCATATTCCTATCATGGATCTTGAAGAATTGAGATTTGACTTGATGAAAAGAATGGACGCGATTGGAGTTGATGACAATGTTGTTATTTTCATAGACAGTATCGGAAACGTAGCATCTAAAAAAGAAGTCGAAGATACACTTTCTGGCAAGTCTGTCGCTGATATGACCAGAGCGAAGGTTATGAAGTCTCTTTGGAGAATGGTTACTCCACATTTGACTGCGAAAAATATTCCTTGCATCGCAATCAATCACACATACAAGACTATGGAACTTTATTCCAAAGACGTTATGAGTGGTGGCACTGGCGGAATGTATTCAGCAAATACTATATTCATTATAACTAAAGCCCAAGACAAAGATGGCAAAGAGTTGCTAGGATACAATTTCACAATCAATATTGAGAAGTCTAGATTCGTTAGAGAGAAGTCTAAATTTCCATTTAATGTTCAATTTGAGAAAGGTTTGAATATATACTCTGGACTGATGGATATTGCCCGAGAAGGACGCTTCGTTACTTGTCCAACTCAAGGTTGGTATTCTAGAACTGATCCAGAAACAGGCGAGGTTGAAGATAAAAAATGGAGACTTAAAGATACTCATACTGCTGAATTTTGGCAGAAACTTCTTGACTCAAAAGAGTTTTCAGAGTATATTGAAAGACGGTTTGCGTTGTCATCTGACAACATCGTACATGAAAATGAGGAAGAGTAATTTTGACTGAAACATTTCTAGCAACAATGGGTTATCTTTTTGTATTTGGACTTATCTTTTCTGCACTAATGTTTGCAGTATCTGAATATAATGGACAACAGAAGAATGAGGTGAATAATGATTGAAGATGCGATACTTGCGGGACTGTTAAATGACGAAGAATACCTAAGACGAGTATTTCCTTTTCTGAAAGTAGAATATTTTGAATCACCTGTAGATAAGACTATATTCGAATCGATTTGTGAATTTGTCGAAAAATATAATAAGGTTCCAAATAGAGACGCGATTCAAATTATTGTAGATTCAAAAGAAAATCTAAATGAGAGTTTCTATGAAAGTATATCTGCAAAAATCTCAAATTTAGAACTAGAAGATGATATGGTAATTGACTTTTTAGTTGATAAAACTGAAAAATTTTGTAAAGATCGGGCACTTTTCAACGCTGTTAAAGAGTCTATATTAGTCATAGACGATAATCGATATGCTTTTTATCAGAGTCGTGAAGAGAAAGTTCCATTTGGACTTGATATTCTCGACAGAGTGACAAAGGGTGGATTGTCTAAAAAATCAATCTCAATCATTCTTGGTGGAACTGGTGCTGGTAAAACACTATGTTTGACTCATTTTGCTTCATCATATTTGATGCAGGGCCTTAATGTTCTTTATATCTCTCTGGAAATGTCTGAAGAGAGAATTGCAGAGAGAATTGACGCTAACATAATGGATATCACTCTGGATCGTTTAAGAGACTTGCCAAAAGATACTTTTGATAAGAAAATATCGAAAATCAAAGAAAATACTTTGGGTAAGATGGTCATAAAAGAGTATCCTACAGCAAGTGCCGGATCGGCTCATTTTAGACATCTGATGAATGAGTTGGCAATGAAAAAGAACTTCAAGCCAGACGTTTTGATTATTGATTATATCAATATCTGTGTAAGTTCAAGACTTAAATATTCAAATTCAGTAAATTCGTATACTATGGTGAAGAGTATTGTTGAAGAACTAAGAGGACTTTCTATTGAATTTAATTTGCCAGTTCTAACTGCTACACAAACAAATAGAACTGGAATGTCTAGTCAAGATTTAGAACTTGAAGATATATCTGAATCATTCGGCTCAGCAATGACTGCCGACTTCATACTTGGAATTTCGACATCTCCAGAGTTAGAGAAAATGAAGCAACTTCAAATGAAGCAACTTAAAAATAGGTGGGGGGCACTCGACTATTATAGAAAATTTGTTGTAGGTGTCGATAGGTCCAAAATGAAGCTTTTCGATATTGATGCGACAACAGAGACTACTTCAGAGGGAGTTCCAGATGACTATGATTCATATTCTGAAAGAAGTGGCATGAAAGGTAAGTTTGAGGGATTTGAATAATGACTGATGAAAGGTTTGTTCCTGATGATCTTGATATCGGGGGCTTAATGTCAAAATTAAGCGAAGAACTGGGAGAAGCAAATGCAGCTTTAGGTAAAATGATGAGGTTTGGCTCTATGAGTGTGAACCCACTTTTACCTAAAAGTGAACAAATTGAGAATATGAAATTGTTAGAGTGTGAGATGGAAGACGTTATTGAAGCTTGGAAAAAGCTGAAAGAATGTCATACATCTATAGGACAACAAGCATTTCATAAATTAGAACCGAGGTTTCAAACAAGATAATGCCAAGATTTAACAAGCTTGTGAAGAAGAAGACGCACACTGAGATAGTAGAGAGTAAAACAGGACATACACTATATTCTGACAAAGACCACAAAAAGGTGCGCTTGATGCACAAAAAGCTGAATGGTGGTACAGGATTTAGAGGATGGACACCTAACTTTTTTCTAGTAAGT